TAAACGAATAGAACAATTGATTAGAAGAGGTGTTGCTGAAGGTAAAACAATGCAGGCAATGGCTTTAGATGTCAGAAGAGGGCGTATTCATAACATATCCCGTAATCAAGCCATGACGCTCGTTGCTACAGCAACCACTTCTGTATATGCTCAAGCGGATTTCAGTGTATACGAAGCAAATGCTGACGCAATGCGCGGTTGGGAGTATGTGGCTATCCTTGACTCTAGAACCACATCTATTTGCCAGCATAGGGACGGTAAGATCTACTCTTTAAAAGAGCGTCAATATTTGCCTCCTGCACATTGGGGCTGTAGATCTGTGTCAATTCCTATATTTAAATCTTGGGACGCACTCAAGACCTCAGAAGGATTAGCACATATACGCAAGCGTAATCTAGGGAAGCTTACCGACAAGCAAAAGAGATACTACGATGGTGCAGCTCCCGGAAGGGAATCCTATAGCGATTGGTTAAAGAGACAACCTAGGGATGTTCAATTACGTCATCTAGGGTCTGATCTTGCTGTGGATGCTTTCAGCAGCGGTAAAATTGAAGTTAGCTCTTTCACTACACCTGAAGGTAAATCTATAGGAATTAGGGATCTGGCAAGGCTAATACCTCAGAAATATAGTCCAGACCGCGCTGTAAGAGTATTTGGCACAGCAAAGGAAAAGCTAGATTCTCTGCAGCTAGGCGCATCTAGACCTGATGATCTTATAAGTTCATCAGAGTTAGCAAGTAATTTGGCAAAATATTACGAGCTTCAAGCTGGAGAGTTAAGTGGAGTACTCTCACTTGTAAACTATAGAGGTGTTCTGATAGGTAATAAGAAGGCGATGAAAAACAGGGTCTTAAAAGCCCCGCCTCGCGAAGATCAAATGATTTTCAATCCTATCACCAAGCGGTACGAAGATGCTAGAGTTTATCAAGCTGCACCTGAAGTTTTGAATAACAACTTAAGACTTATGAAGGAATCTGGGGATCTTCTAGAACGTGATAAGGAGTTCATTGCAAATATAAACATGAGACTCTCAGGGAAACTTGGAGTGAATCATAGAGCTGTTATTGTGGATAATCTACGTATTGTTTTTGCAAGGGCTCGTAAAAATAAAGACCCTTGGGTTAATTTCAAGGCGGTACTTAATAATCAAATTAAGTTTGATGTGATGAACGTTTCTGATGCAATCGAGACTTCACTTAGAACTCAAGCTAATCCTCTTAAGCGACTCTTGATTAACAATTATGTAGATCCAGTTTTAGGCGAAGTTCAGCTGGAAGACTTAGCAGAAAACTTAGTCAAAAACATCAAGGCTAAAAACTTATGGGAAAATCGCAAGGCACCGAAGATTGCCAGAAGGCTTCGGTCCATTTTTGACTATAGGATCCCATTGAAGTTAAGACGTCGTTTAAAGGAAGATGACCTGCAGCAATTTTACTTGAGGTTTGCCAACAGACTAGCCCTGGCAGACTCGCCTGATAGAGATGAGTTTGCCGTAGCTTTAGGGCGCGATTTGTATAACATGGCGAATTTCAATGGAAGTAGAAATCAGTGGTATACATTAGGTCTCAGATTGTTAGAAGCTAGAAAAGCCTCTGAGATGTTTAAATTAGAGACCTTCGGTGTACAGAAGAGACGTATGAAGTCAAAGATGAGTGGAGCCTATTTTGGTCCATATTACGATACACTGTCGTACAACCTTCGCATAGTAGACCCTTCTGTGCAAAATTACGCACAGCTTACGCGTAAGGTAGAATTGGGAATGCGGGTAGGTGTCATAAGTGATAAGCAGCGTCTTCTAGTGAGAGAGGGTTTTAAAACCTACTTTATCAGAGAGGGTCCTGGAATATACTATGACACAAGAATACCTGTTACTTCGACCAGCAGTTTTAGTACTTTTCCTGATAGTTTTATAACGAAAGATTTTGCTGATGCTTTGAACTGGGCAGGAGAATCAAGCTATAGAATTGACGGAGATTTTTATGACTTCATCAAAAACCTTTTGTATTTCAGAGATGATAAGGGTAAGGCTCAATTCTTTGACGATTTGAACGGCTACCGTGCTTATTTGGCATCACGTGGTGATACTTACGAGCGTTTTAAGGCTATGGAATGGCTGAGAAACAAAGGCCATGCTTTTTCTAATCATCCTTTTGTAGACCATCGTGCTAGAGTATACGAGCGTGGATTGATAGGACCACAGTCTGGCGAAGCATTTAGACCCTTCCTTAATACAGCTCAGGAAAAGATTCTAGGCGTTAACGGGTACAAAAATCTTAATGATCAAATAGGCGCATTCTTAGGCGGCCTTAGTGATACCCTTGAGGGTCGCTATAACAGTTTAACAGTTCTAGGTCGTCAAAAGATTGCCGAAAAATATCGTGGTGAGATGATATCAATTGGTAACAAAATGCTTCGAAACAAGCCGCAGGATATTCGTGATATTTTAACGAATAAGCTTGTATTGGAAATAGACCCTGAAGAACAAGCTAAGTTTTTCAGGTTTGCTATAGAGCTTGCGAAGATCGATAGATACTTAAGAGAGGTACCTAGTGGTACTTATGATATCTCTAGACTGAATCAATACAAAACATCCTTAGCCTTAGAACAAGACGCTTCCTCTTCGGGTGCTCAGATTATTGCCCTCACAACACGTAATAAGCAACTGGCAGGTCTTTCCAACGTAATCAATACGGATCAAAAAAGACGTCTTTATGATGAAATTGCGGCTGATACTTTTAATGATCCTCGTTTCAAAGCTATTAATGTAAAATTAGGGCTTAGTGAGAAAGACTTGAAAAAGGCTGCTAAGGCAGGTAACATGGTACAATTGTACGGAGCAGGCGCCAGAACGGTCGCTCTAAACGTTGAAGGCAAATTAGCTAAGGTTTTAGAGAAAGAAAGTGATATCTTGGTTGTAAAAGCTGCTGATAAAAACTTAGTCCTTGATCAGATTTCAGCCAGAGCCGCTAGATATAAAAAGTTTGATGAAGAGACTTATGATGAACTTATAGCCTTAAGAAAAGATGTCAAAGACGTGTTTGATAACGGATCCGTACCAGGTGATGATATTATGGAAGCTCTGTATTTCCTTGATAATAATACAAGGGAGATTCTTGATAGAATGACACGTACGTACGAAAAAGTTGTAACTCCAGCGGACTTTGCCAAAATTGCTAAAATCATGAGTGAGCATTTAGCCGAAAGAGTACCTATTCTTGAGCAATTCACAAGATACTTTGGAAGATTGGCTTCAGACTTTTTGTCGAATGCTAACCCTAAAAACTCTGCAATGGATTGGAAGTCTATCGCAAAAATTTCATTGTCTGGTAAGCGTGGCAGACAATACGTCTTACCTGACCGTGTAAATGAGTTGTTAGGTTTACCGCCTAAGAGACCTGTCAGTGAAACTTTCTTAAAGAGCATAGGTTTGTGGAAACCCAATGGAAACCTCGCTGATATCCTTCTTGGTGTAGAGGCTCCCAAAACAAGGAGAACAGGAGCAAAGTATTTTAAAATTGAACTTTTGCAGTTGAAGACGCTGAACGAGTTTGAGTTGTTTTTTGCAAATAAATTACCTAAAACGTGGACTACAGTGCCTTGGGTTAATTTTGAAAAGAAAGCTTTAGAGCAATCTTTCACACAAACATTCCAGCAACGACTTACATACCGAGACAAGGACGGTAATTGGGTTGTTAACATGCTCAATGTTCCTCAACGTACTGAAGCAACCTGGTGGGAACAGATCATCAATAAATCAGGTAAAATCTTCGATATAGCCGATTTGACAAAGGCTAGAACAGCGTTTGCGGTCAATGGTAACCATTCCAATGATGCTGTTATTGTAAAGAAGTTTCATGAGTGGGGTAGAAAGGTTAAAATTCATACTTCAACAATTCACGATGCTTTCTTCACTAATGTAGGTGACATGTTAGAGGCAAGAAGGGCTTTGAAAAAGATATACGCAGAGACATTAAGCGTAAATGTAATTGAAGAGACTTTGAAAGAAATGCTTAATAGAGGTTTTCCTAAAGAACTCTACAAAAAGTACCGAGAAGAGGCTATTAAATTGGGTCTAATACCTGTCCCTGGTAAGTCTGTAGTAGGCGGCAAACTGCTTACAAAAGAAGACATACTCACTATAGAAGACGTTTTAGAAGAGATTACTGATAATTTTGATAATAATTACTACTGGTATGGTGTTGGCTGAGTTAAATTAACCCTTTACGATAAGGGTAATCTGTTTTTATAGTTTAAAAGGAAGAGATTGTATCTCTACAAAATTGAGTCGTACTCAAAGGAATTGAAATGTCTACCGAAAGCAATACTGGCGATACTCCGCCGGCAGATGACCTACCAGCAACCCCAGTTACACCTGATACGTCTAACAAGACCTTTTCAAAGGCTGAACTGGATGCTGCTATAGCAGAAGCGCTAAGAAATATGAAGGCCAATCTCGATAGGGCTTATGAAGAGCGCGATACGGCTAGAGCTGAAGTTGCTGTGTTTAAGCAGAAAGAACGTGAAGCAGAAATCCAACGTTTGAAAGATGAAGGAAAACACAAAGAGGCGCATGAGGCTGAATTAGCTACCCTTAGACAATCTGTAGAAGAATTGCAGAGTGTCAACCTTACACTCACTCGCGATAATTTTGTCAACAGTACTCTAAGCACCTTTGAGTTTCGTAATGATAAGGCAAGACAAATGGCCTTTCAAGAAATTACAGCCCAATTAGTGCGTGACGAAAGCGGTGAATGGCTACACAAGTCTGGTACTTCTATTGCTGATTTCTCAAAATCTTTCCGTGAAGATGAAGCTAATGCTTTCTTGTTTAAAAAGCCTGTGTCTTCTGGCAGTGGGGTGCAATCGACAACTACCAGCGCTCCCTCAACTGGAGGCAACCTCTTTGAAAAATCTTTTGAAGAAGTCGTCCGAATGGCGAGGGAGGGTAAACTTCCAAAATAAAATTTTAAAGGAATAAAAAATATGGCAACTACCGATCTTGCAGGCGCAGACGAGTACGTACTACAAGCTGTAATGGGTGCTTACTCACATGAAGCCTACACTGACGCACGAAGGCTCTCTGGTACTGGGATTGTAAGTAGCAATTCCGAAATTGACCGCAATACTGAAACTTTCATGGGTCAGCTTCGTTGGAACCAGCCGCTTAATCCGACTATCAACGTGGCGTCACTGACTGATGCTGCTGATGGGTTAACCACTGACAATACCACTGAACACCTTCGCTACATTAAGACTGTCCGCACTCACGGTGCTACTCAAGTTAACATGCAGAAGGTTGTAACGAATGTCGAAAAGCTGCAGAAGATTAGCCGAGACTTTGGGGATACCCGTTCTAAAGATGAGCATACCAGTATTCTTTCGATCTGTAAGGGCGTAGCTCTCTCTGAGTTAATTATGGGTGCTGCTGCTGGTTCTGGTCTCGCTGGCCTTGGTGGACAAACTTTCGAGAACGACCCTACGGACAAGCGTTACGGCTTCTACGTAGATCTTGGCGCTGCAGGAATGGTTAGCGCAGCTGCCGCAGGTAATATCGGCGCGTCTCGTGCTGCTGGATTGCTTGATGCGCTTGGTATGGCTTACAAGGATTACGAACCTGAGTATGCTTATTTGGTCTGTTCTCCT